CACTCACCCTTTCTTCCACACACAGAGATTATGAAAACAAAATATACATTATTAGTGAAAGAAGGTAGTTATGCTGCAGATTCACTAATAAAATTGATTTGGATAGTTTTTAAACATCGATGTCAACATCTCCTTGCTGGAGAAGGTTGGCGTGATTGAGGTTGTCCATAGTGGAAACCTCGTAACACTCACCCGCTCTGCGTATGAGGGGTGATTTTTTAAAAACCTCGCTTTATAAGGAGGAATTATGGTATTACGCGCATCACACGTCCCCACATCTTTTGGGGATATCGAAAAAGCCCTTGGATTTTCCGTAGGGTACGATTCAATGTTTGATAGGTTGTTTGGTGAATTATCAACAACTTCATCTCAACATGGTCAACAGGGGTATCCACCCTACAACATCCGAAAAGAGGGAGATTCCAAGTATTTCATCGAATTGGCCGTTGCTGGTCTTTCGGAGGATGATCTTGAAGTCGAATTGAAAGAATCCGTTCTAGAAATTCGTTCTAAGCAGTCAAAAGAAGATGAATCTAAGTATGTTCATCGTGGTATTGCTACACGAACTTTCATGAGGTCTTTCACTCTTGCAGATGATATGGTTGTTAAAGGATGTCAATTGGTTAACGGAATGTTAACAGTTGAACTTGAAAAGGTGATTCCAGAAGATAAGAGGGCTCGATTGATCCCGATTAATAAAGATGGAAAAAAGATCAAACAAGTTAATTAAGATTGACATTTTAGTTTGACGATGCGCCCATCAGTACCTATGTACTGGTGGGCTTTTTTTGTTTTTACTATATAATAAAGAATACTTAATAATAACCTTCCATTCGGAGATTAAAAAATGTGTAACAACGAACATTGCGATTGTGAAAATTGCACTTGCGACCCTTGTGAATGCACAGATAAAAGTCCTTGCGGATGTGAATAATTTAGGAGATTAATTATGTTACCAGCATTATTATTTAATGTTATTTCTAGTCTTGTTATAGATAAGGCTTCAAATTTGGCAGCTGAGCATGTGGAAAATATGATAGATGATATTCTTCCAGATAGTGCTAAAAAAGAATTAGATAAAGTTATAAAAGAAGATTCAGCACATACTTTTACAAATGCTAAAGACGCATTAATGGGAGCTGTCGAAGGTAAATTACCTATACTGAAGGCAGATGGAACATTAAAACCAATAGAAGTATCATTTAAAGTTACATATGATCCTACATCGGGGTCTGTTGATATAGAAAAAGAATGAGGAAACATGTCTGAAGTGATTAGATTATCAAAGAATTTTAGTTTATCAGAAATGGTAAAAAGTGCAACCGCAGAACGATTACGTGTAGATAATTCGCCAAGTTCAATACATCTTGTAAATTTAACACATTTGGCAATTCATATTTTACAACCTGTCCGTGACCAATTCGGTGTCATTACAATTAATTCAGGATATCGCAGTCCAGCCTTGAATGCAAAGGTCGGCGGGTCTAGTAAAAGTCAGCATTGTAATGGAATGGCCGGAGATTTTGAAAGTTTTTCCACACCAAATCCAGATTTAGCAAAATGGATTGCTAAAAATCTGGAATTCGATCAACTCATCTTAGAGTTCTATGATGGCAAAAATCCAAATAGTGGATGGATTCATTGTAGTTACAATTTGATGGGAAATCGCAAAAAAATAATGACCGCATTGAAAACTAAAAGTGGAGTTCAATATAAAAATGGATTCGTTTCTGCTTAAAGTACAAGAAATATCAATTAAAACCTATCTTCAATTTTTATTTACTATTGGGGCCTTTAAGGGTCGCTCATGGGTTGACAAACACATAAAAGTGTGTTATAATAGATTAGATGAATTAAATAGTAACTACGATAAACCAACCCGGAATCAATGGTATAAATAAATGCCGAAACAACAATTCTATACTAATGTAGTATGTCTTGGTGATTACATTTTAGAAAGAGGGATAGAAAACGGACGCCCTTTTAATGTAAAGCACGAGTTCCTACCAACATTATACGTTCCTACCAAAAATAAGTCAAAGTGGCACACCCTAGATGGTAAGCCAGTCGGCCCTGTCCAATGGGGAGGCATCAAAGAAACCCGCGCATCTATGAGGAAATATGAACGCGTAGAAAATATGGAAATCTACGGACATTCTAATTATTCATATTCTTTCATTGCTGAAACTTACCCAGAAGAACAAATCGATTATAATTTAGAGCATGTCAAAATCATGTTCATTGATATTGAAGTTGGTTCAGAAAATGGTTTCCCGGATCCACAATTTGCTACAGAAGAAGTTACCGCAATTACAATTAAAATGAATGATGATATTCAGGTTTGGGGTTGTGGTGAATTTAAGAATGATAATGAAGAGATCACATATAATAAATGTGGTGATGAACGACAATTACTAGAACAATTTGTCATGTACTGGCAAAAAGACTATCCAGATGTCATTACTGGTTGGAATACTAGGATATTTGATACTCCATATTTGATTAATAGAATTCGTAAAGTATTGGGGAAACAATGGGTCAAAAAACTCTCGCCTTGGGGATTTGTGAAACCTCAAACCATTTTTGGTATGGGGGGTCAAGAGAGAGAAGTTTACGAAATTTATGGTGTATCCGAAATTGATTATTTAGAAGCATACAGGAAATTTACTTATATAAATCAAGAATCTTATCGATTAGATCACATCGCATATGTAGAACTAGGAGAAAGAAAACTTGATTTTTCTGAAGTATCAACGTTACATGAATTATATAAAACAGATTTTCAAAAGTTTATTGAGTATAATATTCAAGATGTATTGCTAGTAGAGCGTCTTGAGAAAAAGATGAAACTTTTAGAGATGATTATTTCTCTGGCATATTTGGCAAAGTGTAATTATGCTGATGTATTTGCTCAGACACGATTATGGGATTGTATCATTTACAATCATCTTCTAAGGGAGAAGGTGGTAATCCCACAGAAAAAGAAAGAACGTAAAGGGGAAGCATACGAAGGTGCGTATGTTAAAACTTGTCAGAAGGGGAGACATAATTGGATTGTGAGTTTCGACCTGAATAGTTTGTATCCTCATTTGATTATGCAATATAATATTTCGCCAGAAACCATTCTTGGAACTTGGAAAGATGATATTGGAGTATCTGGATTATTGGCCAAAGAATTTGATACTTCTGTTTGGAAAGAAAAAGACATAACGGTTACTCCAAATGGTTCGGTTTATCGTAGGGATAAACAGGGATTTCTCCCAAAGTTGATGGAGAAAATGTATACTGATAGGGTCAAGTATAAGAAAAAGATGTTGACAGAACAGAAGAAGGGGAAAAATGCTGATCCAAATAAATTATCTACTTATTACAATTATCAACAGAATTTAAAGATTGCTCTGAATTCCGCTTATGGAGCGATGGGTAATGAGTGGTTTCGTTTTTATGATGAACGGAATGCGGAAGCGGTTTCCGTTGCTGGACAATTGTCGGTTCAATGGGCCGAAAATGCAGTAAACAATTATTTAAACAAAACATTAGGTACAAATGATGTGGACTATATTGTTGCTATGGATACTGATTCTTTATACGTTTGTCTTGATAATCTTGTTTCTAGAGTGGGTCTTACCGATAAGGAAAAAATCATTGGATTCTTGGATAAATCCTGTAAACGAATCGAAGAAGTAATCGAAAAATGTTATGAAGATCTGGCTGATTATGTGAATGCTTACCAGCAGAAAATGGTAATGAAACGAGAAGTAATTGCCGATACTGGTATTTGGGTTGCGAAAAAACATTATATTCTGAACGTTCATGATTCTGAGGGAGTTCGATACGAAGAACCTAAACTAAAGATTGTGGGTATTGAAGCAATCAAAAGTTCTACACCAGAATCTTGCAGGAAAGCATTGAAAGAAGTTTTTAATATTATTGTTGATGGAACAGAAGATGATGTAATTGAGTATATAGAGGAGTTCAAAGAAAAGTTTAAGAATATGAGAATGGAAGAGGTGGCATTTCCAAGATCGGTAAAGGGATTGAAAAAGTATAAGGACGCTTCTACAATCTACAAAAAATCCACTCCGATTCATGTAAAAGGTTCTTTGATTTATAATCATGTACTCAGGGACAAGAAATTAACAAAAAAATACCCTACTATAAAAGAAGGGGAAAAAATCAAATTCGCCTATCTCAAGGACCCGAATCCAGTAGGTAACAGAGTAATTTCTGTACTGAATATGTTGCCAGATGAATTTAATTTGGAAAAAAGTATTGATTATGATACACAATTTGCAAAGGCTTTTGTTGATCCACTGAAAGGGGTCTTGGACGTTATCGGTTGGGACACTGAACGGCGAGCAAGTTTAGAGGAGTTTTTCGTATGAATATCTGGGTAGAATATTGGAAATCAAAAGATCACAGAAGTCATATTGAAGGTAGCCATGCCCAAATGAAAGAAAACGCTGAATGGATTGAACCCGACCCGGATGATATTTTTAAAAGATTTTGTCAAAATATGGAAGATGCCGTACGTTTTGCAAGATCAATGGAGAAAAGTGGACATCTTACAAGGATAAAACAAGATGGATGTTACTGATTATAGTGAGTGGATCATTGAGGATCTAAAATCACAATACAAAAAAACGATTAAAGATAGAGACACAGCAGAATTATTTTCTGACCGTGCAGATCTCAATAAACAAGCATTATTGATAATGACAGAAATTTTGAAGAGGAGAAAAGAAGAAAATGAGTGAATATTTTAATAGTTTATTAAAGGCTACTGGCAATGAATATGGATCAAAAGTATCTGATGGTATAGAAGCTGGTGATGTTTCTGATTATATAGATAGTGGTAGTTATATTTTAAATGCATTAATTTCGGGAGATATTTATGGTGGAATACCTACAAACAAAATTACAGCATTCGCTGGAGAAACTGCAACTGGAAAAACCTTTTTTGTATTGGGTATTGTCAAACAGTTTCTTGCAGATAATCCTAGCGGTGGTGTTCTTTATTTTGAGTCTGAATCTGCTCTCAC